CTGCAGCACCCGTCCACATTATCGGTACAGATACAGTGGCTGGAGGTGTTGATGTAGGTTACGATACATCTGAGGTTGACCCAGTAAATCTAATCTCAAAACACTCTAAACTTTTGAACTTACAAGATGTTCCTGAAGAGAACAGATGGTTCTTAGGTTCACCTGAGTTCTTTGAGCAATTAGGTCAAACATCATCTAAACTTATGGATGATACAACTGGTGCTGCTAAGCCATTAAGAAATGGTAAGGTATACTCAGGTAAAGTAATGAACATGGACTTATACATGACAAATAACTTTGCAGCAAGTGCAACTGCAAATTTCTACAAAGTATTGTCAGGTCACATGTCATCTACAGCTACTGCTAACCATATCGCAAAGATTGAAGTTGTAAGAGATACTTCTACATTTGCTGATGTTGTTAGAGGTCTACATGTTTTCGGTAGAAAAGTATTAAGAAATACTGCTCTAGTCGCAGAACATATTCAAATAGACTAATTAGTATAGGGGGGATTAATTTCCCCCCGTACAAAAATACCCTGTAGGAGGTAATATGAAATTTGTATTAGTACTAATTATTCTTTTAAAAACTAGTGATAAACCAAATGTATATTCTTGGACTAGTTTTAGTTTCCCTGATATGGAAACATGCAATGTCTTTTTAAAATCTAAAGAAGATTACCTAAATTCTACAGTAGAAAAACAGTTTAATAAAAATAATAATATTGATAAGTATGATTATTCATGTCTATCAGAAGAAGATTATATCAAAGTAAAAAAAGCAATAACAGGAGCATAAAAATTTATGGCTGGAACAAAAACCTATTTAACACTAACTAACTTAGTTCTTCGTGAACTTAATGAAGTAGAACTTACTTCGGCATCTTTTGTTAATAGCCGAGGAGTTCAAACTGCTGTAAAAGGTTTTATCAATAAAGCTGTTAATGATTTATATAATGCAGAAATAGAATGGTCATGGTTATATAATGCTGGAGTAGATGCTACTAATGCAGGACAACAAGAGTATTCATTACCTTCTAATTCTAGAAAAGTAAATACTAATTCTTTTAGATTAACACCCACTCAAAGGGTAACCAATTCTGAATTTACATCAGATATATCTTATTGGACTACAGTATCAGGAAGCCCTTCTTATATTGCAGATGGTAATGGTAGATTAAGATTAAATGCATCTGAGGTAACACAATCTATTAGCGTTGTTAAAAACAAAGTACATAAGATATCTGTTAGAGTATTAGATACAGGTGAATCAGGAAGTTCTTTGTCTATTAAAGTAGGAACAAGTTCAGGTGCTAGTAATATAATTTCCACAACACTATCTGTTGTTGATTATGGTAATGGTAATATTTATAGTGCAGAGTTTACTCCCACATCCAATACAATATATGTTGGATTAGCTAATGCAGATGCTACAAATCTAGATGTAGATTTCACAAGGGTATCTATATCAGAATCACCACAAAAATTAGTATTCCTATCTTATGATTCTTTTTTACAAAATCAATTAGCAACGGATACTGTTGTTAATGATTCACAATATGGTAAACCTTTATATGTTTATTTTACACCTGATACATTAAGATATGGATTATCGCCTGTTCCAAATACAGATGCCTACAGTGTTAAGTATGATTATTATAAAACTCATGCAGACTTATCTAATGCAACAGATGTATTAGATTTGCCTGATAGATTTTCAGATACAATAGTTAATAGAGCAAAGTACTATCTATATAAATTAAGAAATGATGTACCAATGGCAAATATCGCAAATGCAGAATATGAAGAAGCTATTAAAAGAATTAGAGTAGAAGTGTTAAATAAAGCTGACTATATGAAAGATACTAGAGTTAATTTAACAATAACATCAACAGGCACATCAACATTATCCGCAACATAATATGGCACAAACTCAACCTTCAGTTGTTAGTATAGGTGGGGGTTTAGTCCTCAACAAAGATGTTTTCTCTATGTCTCCTGGAGAGGCTTTAGAATTAAAAAACTTTGAACCTGATATTACAGGTGGATATAAAAAGATTAAAGGAACAACAAAGTTTAATACAAACATTGTTCCTCAAGTAGCATCTCCTACAGAAAGAGTAGTACTATCTACTATTTATAATAATGTAGTATTAGCTGGAAGAGGTGGAAGTATTTATAGAGCAGGCAGTGGTTCAGGTGCATGGACAAGTGTAGTAACTGGATTAGGAACTCCTATAAATAATTATGAGTTTAGAAAATTTAACTTTGATGGTACAGATAAAATTGTTATTTGTTCAGGTACATCTACACCAAGAATAGTTAATAGTAGTTACACTGTTACTAATGTTAATGCTACAGGTTCTGCCAATTTTAGATTTGTAGAAATATTTAAGAATCATATATTCTTTTCAGGTGCATCTTCAAATACACATTCTGTAAAGTTTATGATACCTTATGGTGAAAATAGTTTTAGTACTGCTAATGGTGGTGGTGAAATTAAAGTAGACTCACCTGTTACAGGCCTTAAAGTTTTCCGTGATAGTTTATTTATATTTTGTAATGATGAGATATTTAAATTAGTAGGAAGTTCTTCTGCAGATTTTGCACTACAACCTGTCACTAGAAGAATTGGATGTGTCGATGGTAGAAGCATTCAAGAATTTGGTGGTGATGTTATTTTCTTAGGACCTGATGGATTAAGAACTATTGCAGGTACAGATAAAATTGGTGACGTAGAACTTGGAACTATATCTAAACAAGTACAGAATATTATTGAAAATATAAGTAACCATAACATTAATTCTTTAGTAATTAGAAATAAATCACAATACAGATTATTCTATCCAGTATCTGCTGACCAATCAGAGAATGCTGCAAAAGGTTTGATGTGCGTTATTAAAACAAATATTCAAACTGGAAATCCAGGATTTGAATACTCAGAGATAACAGGATTAAAAGCATCATCAACTGATTCTGATTTTATTAGTGGTAATGAAACTATTATATCAGGTGGATATGATGGATATGTTTACTTACAAGAATCAGGAAGTGTATTTACAAGAGCAAGTGGTTCTGTTAATATTAACTCATACTATAGAACTCCTGATATGACAATGGGTGACCCGGGTATCAGAAAGAATATGCAACGAGTTATTTGGAACTATGAAAACGAAGGTAACGTAAGTGCAAACTTTAAAGTTCGTTATGATTTTGATAGTCCACAAATACCACAACCTGATGCATATACATTATCAACGGGTGCAGGTATTGCCGTTTATGGATTAACAGCATCAACTTATGGAACTGCTGTGTATGGTTCATCAGGTGCAAACTTAATAAGACAATCAGTAGAAGGAAGTGGATTTACTGTAGCATTACGAGTAGAAGAAACTTCAAACAATTTACCAATATCCTTTAAGGGATACGAATTAGAATTTATACCAGGAGGTAGAAGATAAATGGGAACAACATACGTTAGACAAGAATCAGCTAATATTACTGATGGTTCCGTTATTGAAGCTAGTCACTTTAATAATGAGTTCAATCAAGTAGAAGCTGCATTTGCTGCCTTAACTGGGCATAGCCATGATGGCACAACTGGTGAGGGTGGTTATATACCACTTATCGCAGACTTAGATGCTAATAATAAATTAGTATCTGATACTGCTAATAATAGATTTGGTGTATTTGTAGAAGTAGGTGGTTCACCTGTAGAACAGTTTAGATTTCAGGATGGTGCAATTGTTCCCGTCACCGATAATGATATCGACTTAGGTACAGCTTCTTTAGAATTTAAAAATTTATATATTGATGGTACAGCTAATGTAGACTCTCTTGTTATAGGTACTGCTACAGGCATTACAGATATTGATATAGATTTAACTTCTGTTTCTGCTAGTGACGATACTCTTGCTTCTGCTAAAGCTATCAAAGCGTATGTAGATTCACAAGTTACTGCTCAAGACTTAGACTTCCAAGCAGATACTGGGGGTGCATTAAATATTGATTTAGATTCCGAAGTATTAACTTTAACAGGTGGAACAGGTATTGACACTGTAGGCTTAGGTAATACTGTAACTTTTGCTATTGATTCTACAGTAGCTACATTAACAGGTACACAAACCTTAACTAATAAAACTCTTACCACACCAACTATTGCTACTATACTTAATGGTGGTTCACTAACACTTCCTAGTTCTACAGATACTTTACTTGGTAGAGCAACAATTGATACACTTACAAATAAATCTATTGATGCTGATACAAATACTTTATCTAATATTGAAGTAGATAATTTTAAAGCAGGTGTTCTTGATACTGATTTAACTGCAGTAGCTGCAACAGATACAACTTTAGCTTCAGCAAAAGCAATTAAAACTTATGTTGATAGCCAAGTAACAGCACAAGATTTAGATTTCCAAGGTGATTCAGGTGGAGCATTATCTATTGACTTAGACAGTGAGACATTAACTATTGCTGGTGGAACAGGTATCGACACATCAGGTTCATTAAATACTTTAACAGTTAACATTGACTCTACTGTTGCTACATTAACTGGAACTCAAACCTTAACAAATAAAACTTTAACATCACCCGTTATTTCTAGTATTACAAATACAGGTACATTAACATTACCAACATCTACTGATACTCTTGTTGGTCGTGCTACTACAGATACATTAACAAACAAAACTTTAACCAGTCCAGTTTTAAATACTTCTGTTTCAGGTACAGCTTTCTTAGATGATGATACATTTGCAACAGCTTCAGCTACAACTCTTGCTTCATCAGAATCT